ATTTTGACTGTGCTGTTACAACGCTTCCATCAGCGTTAAAGCTTAAAGTCCCTGTTGAGCTTTGCAAATACGCTTGTGCTGAGTTAACTTGTATATTTTCTGTTAATGGTCTTAAATACCCGTCTTTGTATAATGATAACCTAATCCAATTAACAAAATCGGAAGGAAGTGTAAACACTAAATCATCAAATACCTTTAGTTCTAAAACTTTTACCTCTTTAAATGCATCGTAATTTAGCTCTTGTATTGATCGCTTGGCATGAAATAAAATTTTAAATCTATTGACATTATTAACAAGTGCATGATTGCCATTGTACATTAATAAAAAATTGGTGACTATATCTTTTAAAGATAAGTATTGGTAGGAACCCCAATTTTCGTTTGTAGGTGTTAAACCTGCATTTTCGTAGTATTGATATTGAGATAGATATGCCATTAGTTTTCTTTTTGTTCTTCCATTTGTTCTTGTTCAGCACCAAACTGCGCCTCTTGAATGTCTCTGATAGACATACCTGCGTACTGTAATATTTTAAATACCAAAGACGTTTCATCATCAGCAGATAATTCAAAGTCCTGGAAATCAGATGCACTCTGGTTAAAGGCGGGCGCACCGTCACTAACCGTTATATATGTCCAATTTGGTGTCTTAGGGTAACGAATGTACTGAGCTTGAATATCAGAAGCTCCATTAAATTGTGCTGGAAATACAGTCATTAAGCTTGCTTGTAAGCTATAAGCTGGAAAACCTAATGTAGGACTTGTTAATAAAGAACTGTTTAAAAGTGTTATTTGACTATTAGAAACTTTTTCTGCTTCTCCTTGAAATATACCTCCGCTAAAACATAATACTTTATTAATTAAATAGTAATCATCACCAGTAGTGGAAAGAGACGGTAGAAAATATTGATTAAGTGTACTTTGAGTTAATGTTTTAGTTTCAGAAAATAAATCAATAACTTCTTCATAACCCTTTCTGATATCTGCATAACCCGTTCCAACTAAGCGTGCATTTTCTTGGTTTATAAGCTGGTTATACTGATAAAAATAATCATCGAATATATCTAACTGTGCCTGTTTAGCAAATAAATTAAAATCAGAAGGAGAGATATAACCGTAGTTATTTTTATTTAGTATTGCTAATACGGTATTTCTAACGGAATTTATCATTACAAATATTTTATCAAAGATAAGTAAAAAAAAAAGACACCCTGAAAAAGGGTGCCTCATCAAACCATATCAAATTAATGAAAAAAGATTTTAGTATTTTATGAAAATACAGTTACTGCAATACTTGTTACAGTTTCACCTGTAGGTAATTCGACAGGTACTACTGCGTTAGTCCAACTAGTTTGACATGCAGTTTCAATAGCAGCGTTAATAGCTGTCACCATTGCAAATGTACTTCCTACTGTGACTAATGCATAGTGATGCGAAAAAGATGCTGTACTATAAATTCTCATTGCTGTTGCGCTTGTTCTTTCTACGAATAAACCTTCGCCGATTGGTACTATTTCATCTCCAGCTCCTGTTGTAATCTGAATATATTTTGCCATGTTATTATATTTTATGGGTTAAACAAAAATTTTAGATTTATAAAGTACTAAGTTACGAATTTTCTGATAACTTTTTTAGGTGCTTTAATAAATCCACACCATCATCCGATTGGAAAAAAGATACAGCTATATGCAAAGGGTCTTCACCAAAAGGCACGTTAGTCATCTTCTTTTTATTAGTTGGGGTGTTAAACCATATCTCTTTGTCTTGATTCCGTAATGTCAAAAAGCTATTATCAAAAAATCCTTGCACCGTTGCGTTAAGTTTAAGCATAGGGTCTTTAAGTATAAGCAAAAAGTCTTTTGGATTTTCTTTAGCAAAAACAAGTAAGTCTCTTTTGAGTTCGGCTGTAGTCAAGCTATTAACATTTCTATTAAATATTACACGTGACATATTAACCACTTGATCCAAAGATAATTGTCTAGCTTCTATAAGCGCATCAACCTCTTCATTCAAGGTATCTATTTTAGCTTGCGCATCTTTCTTTTTGTCTACTTCGACAAAAGTTCTTCCGTTACCAGGATGAAGATTTAAAAATCTTTGTAGATTTTGATTTTCTTTTTGAACAATTAAAAAACCATTCTCAAAAACAATAGGCTCTAAAATAGCGTTTCCATCTTGCTCTTCCATAAATGGTGAGTTTTGATTTCTTGCATACCG